GTGTCGGTGTGCTCTCAAAAAAACCACCCCCCTTACTTAAATTGCATCTCTTGCACAATGCTTGAAGGTTATCCATAGAGTCATCACCTCCTAAGCGTCTTGGTATCACATGATCTACATGGGTGGCTTCCATGCCACATCTCTGACAAGTATGTTGATCTCTGGTCAATACTCTAGCGCGTATCTTGCGCCAAAGCGCAGTACTTCCATCTTCTCTTAACGCTGATTGTTTAGCCATTAGTGATAGTTATTCTTTTGAAAGAATGCCCAAGCTGCACAAGGTGAGCCATATCTATTATCGATGTACTTCAATCCCCACATCACTTGCTCCTCAGCAGTAGCAGTCTTTAGATACTCTGATCTACCTTGAGGTATTCCGTAATGAGAACCATTAACAGCATTTGGATTCCATGCTGATTCTTTTCCATAAAGTTTACTTAAACAACTCATCTGGTATTTATCATCTACTAATACAGCTGCATAATCTTTTATAGTAAATTGTTTTGCCCTATAGGGTGCATCGGCATAAGCCGGTGTAAACAGAGTTATCCCAATAGCTACTAGCACCCCGCGACCTACCCGCCTCAGCGGGTCGCGGTGAGCCCCTGAAGGGCTCTGCGCCGTTAGCGTACCATCGCTGTCAAATCCATTTGTATAAGTGCTGGTCAGAGCGGCGTTTCGTTTCATTGATGACCCCAACCTGTTCCCTTAAAGGTAATTCCAAAGTTGCCATAAACGCGGCGCATTGACTCACCGCAACACATTGGATCTGCTTCTTCATGGATTGACCTTTCCAATTCCATGCTTATTTCGCATTTGACGCATTTGTATTCATAGATTGGCATGTTAAACATTGTCCTTTCATAAACATCCAAGCTCCGCAGCCTGTACATCTTGTGATTTCTTCTGTCGGTATTACGTTAGCCAATATCGGCATAATGTCCTTGACTTTGACAAATGCCAGGTATTCACCTGCATCCTCTCCTTGTCCATTGCATCTCATAATTACCATTGGCAATTTACCAGCTGCATTTGATTCGGCTTGTTTAATCCAGGCTAAAGGCTGAAAGTCTGACCTGGCCTTCACCTCAATGCTAATCGTCGGGATGTTAAGAATATCCTCACCCTGACGACCAGCACCAGCGGTATCTGCATAAGTCCACCATTGTTTGAGGTAATCGGCTAAAACCTTTTGAGTTCTATAGCCTCGATGTTTGCGATGATTAGCCATGATTCATACCAGCCATGTAACCCATGGTGACCCCACCAATAAACAAGGCTAGTGTTAAGTAAAGAATAAGAATCTCTTTATCCATTGATCGCATGGCATTTCTTGCAAGTCCAGGTTGCATTGTTGGGCATATCTGCGTTCTCAGCTTTAGCCAAGTGAGCGATGATTACTTCCTCATTGCATAATTGACACGATACGGACATGGACATCAGATTCATCCATTGACCATTGATGTTTACCTCTACAAATCCCATTACACTCTCGCCTTCTGTTTCTCCCATTTGCCTGATGATGCAAGGTTGTACCAACGAGTTGGACAAGCTGCGTGTGGAGCCTGACTTGGCCCAGTACAGAAGAATCCACCCCAGGCGCGTCCGTTCTTTTCGCCTTCCTTCCAGCGCATTTCTCCATGTTCACATTCTTCGTGATTTTGTACCCCAAGAATGTTCTCAACGTTAGCAATAGCCTCAGCAGCTGTAACTGCTTGTGGCTGTGTTGGATCATTATAAATTGGTTGGTTTGACCAAGGGTCAGCAGCTAGTGCTTCTTCTTCAGTCTTGAAACTTGGTACTTCTTTGGCTCTTGCAATGTCTTTGGCACTCAGGCGTTGAACCTTTGTCATTTCCTCTCTAGAAGGTCTTTTGCCTTTAGCTGCATAACCTCCGTTTGCAAGCGCTCTACCGATTGCAGAAGTCTCGCAGTTTTCCAACGCTGAAGTTGAATTAACACCACGATCAGTAACCTTCTCCTCAGCGTATCCGGTTGAAAACGCCACGCTATCTGCGAAAGTTCGATATAAGTATGCTTTAACAATGAATCTATCATTTTGAAACGACTCCAATTCTGTGCTGACTCTGAAATCCGGGAAGTCCTTTATAAACTTTTCTAAACGCGTTTCAACCGTTTCATAATCTGCCAAATTAAACATTAGGTAATTCATCCTGTCCCATTAGATACTCGGTTTGTTCCGGTAATGACCAGACTGTACCGTCTGCCCACGTTTGCACCTCGATAGCACACGCGTTGCAGTAATGTCTGCGAACGCCTTGGCTCTTTGGATGATTTGAAATAACTGTGTAACTGGCACCCTTTTGTCCTAAAGGAGAATTAGTGCCAAATCGCACCTTGCAATAATCGCACCAAACTCCTGGAGCAGCTTTAATAACTGTCAAGGTCAGCCCAGTCAGTTGATGCAATTTGTCCAGCGAGCGCAATGTATGCTGCGCCGTCCTTGTAACTGTCCGAGTGGAGGCTTGTCTCTTGTAAGCGTGCGATTTTGACAAGTGCCATACAGATTGCGACCTCGTGAGGCTGGATGTCGCGTTCAAGGTAGGTGCTCCAGTACTTGGAGATTCGAAGGTGATTGAGAGCTGCCAAGCCGTAATCTTTACCTCTGTCTTGGATGAGGTCTTTGGCATCGTCAAGGATGTCATCAGCGCGCATTTTCACTCGCCTGGAGGATAAACTTATGATCATCTTGTGATTCTTTATAGCCCATTGCCCAACCAACAATAAACCAAAGGACATTAGCCAATAGTAATAACACGATTATTGGTACTTGTAGATCCATTTATTTTGCTCCCATTTCTAGTAAATCCTCGTTGATGATTTGTGGTTCCATGTAATTGACAATCTCATAAGTCTTGCCATTTGGGTGAATTGATGGTGCAGCAGCTACATAGCCTTTCCATTTGATGTCAATACCTTCTTGCAAAGTACCTTTGAACAATGTTTCAACTGGTGCTTTGTAGTAGAAATGAAATCCATCGCCTGTCTTGACTGTAAAGGTCGAAGTTAGTTCCTCAATGATTTCTCCGCCATTGCGAAAATCCACATCAAAGACAACTAAACCTGAAGGTTGGCATGCAATGCCTATGTTCATGTTTGGATCCATTTTGTGCCAAAACTTCAACATCTCCCATTCATTTGAAGCATCAAGGTATGCTCGCTTGATAAGGTCAAAATGTGGGTCTTTTGAGTTTGGCTTTAATGGCAATACTTTCCAGCCATCATAAATATATTCAGCTGCTTTTCCTAAGATTCCACCTTCATCGATGGTTTGTGATAGTTCTTTCATTTTGCTCATTTTTGCTCCCGTGTCAGTTGTTTGGGGTCTGACAAGGATTACGGTCTCATACTTAGCAGACAATTACACGTTAATTTAGATAACGAAACGGTAACGATTCTGTCTCGTCAGCTGCATCATCAATCGTTCTTTTGATGTCAAGCGTCAAATCGTCCATTAACCCCAGCGCTTGCCTTGGTAGATGAAAGAGCCATCCTTTGGGTCGATTGGGATAAGTTCAGGCGTAAAGCGCTTGCCGTGAAGTGTGCCTACGACGAAGCCCATTTGCCAGTTAGCATAACCCTTTGTGTAGCCCATACCGGGACTTGCAAGGTCTACTAGATTGCCAACCTCAACACCCCAGACAATACGGCCGTATCGGCCTCCAGAGGCCTCTGAATGGGCAGATAGGCCAAGTCTGTGAGTATGTCCTGACACGATTGATTTACCCATACGCATGGCGCCATTCAGCGCGGTTTGTCCAGGCTTGTTTGATAGTGGGAAAGCATCGCCATGACAGGTGTGCCAACCAGGAGCGAAATCAAAGCCGTTTGGATGGTACTTAATGCCAGCCTTGTCGTATCCCATAAACTTGTCATAACGCAGCTCTGGCAGATTCATAAATGCCGGTAGTCTGCGAGACAAAGACTTGTAAACACGCGCTCCATGATTGGAGCCAACGACGTCAGTAACGCCTAAATATTCAAGGATTTCTAAAGTGAGTTTACGATCATCGTCGATGTTGCCTTCGACCTCTTGCCATGGCTGAGCAAACCCACCAAGTTGAGGTAAATCAATTTCGTCACCAATACAGATAGTTTGGTGAGGCTTGTAAGCCCTTAAAAACTTGCCTAGATTCTTGATTGCTGCTTCATGAAAGAACGGAGCTTGAATATCTGAAATCCAAGCAATTCGTTTTACTGTCATTAATCCTCATCGTCATCCTGATAGTCCCCAAACTTTTCAGGGTCGATTGGGTCAGGCAAAATCCAAGCAGGATAGGATTGAGGTTCAGTAATCATAAACATAGCAACATCTTCTTTAAAGCCTGCTCGTTTAAGACTGCAAAAATACTCATAAAGTCCGATGCAGTAAGCATCAAGTTTTGAGTAACCTTGTTCCTCTAGTGCTTTAGTTGGTTTTCTTGCCATGTGGATAAGTGTCTCCTACTTCTTGAGAAGTTCCATCATCTGCTCTTGGCGTGTCTCTATTCTTGCCAATCGGTCAGCGAGAGATGATCCACCATTCGGCGTAAGAGTCCAGAGCCAACCGCGAACCAAATAACGCAAACCGCCAACAACAATAGCAAGCGTCGAGAAAATAGCGAGAACAAGTCCCGCCCAATCATTTGCGGTCACCGAAGTCCAAAGGATTCATCTTTAGGATTCAACCAACGTAGAACCGGCGGGATTGTTGCCAACGCACCAGCGTAAGCAATGTTCTTTGGGTTAGTTTCGCCCGCAGCGACAAGTGCAAGAGCAGCTGTTAGGAAGGCTCGTCCCCAACTTGCTAACATCTTCTTTAGGTCTTGTGTCATTAGTTCCTCCTAGTAATGGAATGTTAAAAAACGCTTGATTCTCATCCCCAGCCTTTGTAAAACTGATGTGGATGTGCTTTGTGTGCGGATTGACTCCGGTGTATTTGCGCCAGCGCCAGAGGCTTCGAGAGCTTGCAATCTTGTGATTAAAGATGACATAAGCAATTCGTTTATCTGACTTGGCTGCAATTCGAATCTGGTCGGCAATGTAAGCAGCTGTGGAAGCTTGTTTGTCGAAATCAGCATCGAGGTCGATAGCGCGGACAATCCCTGAATCAGGGTCAGGGTTATGATCGCTCTTGCGGGTTGAGTGCTTGGCGTCCCCGATTGTCCCGTCCGAGTCACGCTTTCGATCTGGATAAGCATCGTCTGCCTGTTCTCTTAGTTGGACAACTGACTTACTTAGACGCGGTTTCATGAGCAATTATCTTAGTCAAGTGTTCCACTATGAAAGCAGTAACTTTGCTTCATCGGCAGTTATGCCAAGTTTGGCTAGTAATGCTGCCTTGTCTGCTGCTGCCTTTATTTCAGCGTCATTTAACGCTTCTCTTTTTGCTTTCATATTTTCAATGTTGGCAATTTCTTCGGCAGTTGCTTGACGCTCAATAATCTCGCCAGTTTCAACATTATGTTCAGTTGTTAAATGTGTCATAATTACGCCTTTGCTAATCCGTAGATGTATATTGAACCTGTATTTGTCTGACTAAAAAGAAAAGTAATTCCATCAAATTGAGTTGTATCTGTTTGGAATCCGACAACAACATTCATACCTGTGTTTGCACCATTGTTATTGCAGGCCACAGAACCTTGCATTGTTGTTCTTTTGGCTTCATTTGGAGACATCAAGACAAAGGAACTTCCAGCAGGCGCGCTTCCAGTTGTAGAACCTGTGCCAATATAGATTTCATCTGTTCCAAAAACATCAGCACTTGCGCCAACAGTTGTGGAACTTCCGTAGATTCTTTGGCATTTATAGTTTGCAGTTGTATCTGTTCCGCTTGCTCGTAATCTAAAAGTAGTATCGCCGTCAGTTGCAGTAGTACTAATATAATCCATTACAATGTAATAATTTGTATATGTTGAAGTAAATACTGAGTTGATACTGACTGTGTTCTGTGCAGTAAAGGCAGTTTTGCTAATAAAAGTTAATGCGCCAGCACTAGCCGTAGCCCATTTTAAGCCTGTTGCGGTGGAACTATCCGCCACAAGTGTTTGGCCGTTTGTGCCTACTGCTAGGCGTGCTGGTGTATCAGCTGCGGTTGCAGTAATTAAATCACCCTTAGCATCAAGAATTGTTAAAGGATCTACAGCAACCCATGAGAAATCAAGATCGGTTCCAGATGCTTTAGCCAATACTTGACCAGTCGTGCCACCCTTTAAATCAACAAAGGACGTATCAACTCCACCTAGAGCAGTACGAATTGCAGCTGCGCCGTCCTTTACGAGGTCGGTATCGTCGGGAGTTTCCCACCCGAAGTTAGTTGTTGTTGCCATGTTTCTCCTTTATCAGGCTACTATTGTAGCGTCAATCCATTCTAGGGTCGGGCTTAAAGTATTCCATGTCTCTAGGGCTGAGACTCCGTTCCAACGTGTGGACTGGAGGCTATATGCCGTTGGTGAGACAGTCAAAGTCAAATAAAGCGAATTGTATCCAGCGCTAAAAGTCCAACCCTCTACAAATCCTTGAAAAACTCCATTTGAGATATTTGAAGGTAAATTAGTAATATTCAAAGGCAATCCCATAAACACATTCAATAAAGCATCACGATCAGTATCGTCAATTTCTGGGTTAGAAATTGGGAATGTGATGGACTTAAACTGAGCTTCTGGAAAGGCTCGCAAAGCCAAATAGAAATTAGCCTGGGCTGTTGCGTCAGCTGCATTTTCTAACGATGTTGTAATCTCATAAGCTTGTTGCCCATAGATTCCGATTGATTCAGTATCAGTTGCAGATTGCTGAGCATTGGCTTTGTAGGTAATTGTGACGTTATTGCGAACATCGCCTGAACGCTTTGAAGTTTTAATACCACGAGATAAAGCATGATTACCAGTTAAATCAACATAACCGTTAGTAGCAAGATATTGGCTTCGATGAGTACTGTCGGCATACCCGATTCTGCCTTCTGAATCCTCAAAGAGGTATCCCAACCCAGAAGTAGCCAGAGAGGATACAAGGCTATAAATGTCAGTTGTGTTTGATGAGCGAGCAGTTAATTCATAATCACCTGGTTGGTCAATGTCTCCAAGTCCAGAGTTCTCAGCATTAGCCCAAGTTGTTGTTGCGTTGTAAGTATTCCATTGTGTTGCAGCTGGTACTTCATTCCAAGTATTAAACAGCGCTTGACTCAAGATTGTGTAAATCTGGTCGCCGTCAAAATCCTTGCTTAAAACGCCCGTTGTAAGGGTTTTAGGCAGTTTAGACAAAGCGCCCAAGGCAACTACCTTGACACGCTCTGAAATAGCCGTAGATGACGACTGAGTGACCTCTACGTCGATGTCTGTAACATAGCCACCAAAGAGATTTACGAACGTGCCGGTTGAATCTTTGACTTTAATAATAATTTGGTCATTGATGTCTATGACAATAGGCGACAAATCAAGATTGATTATCTCAACATTGCAATAACCTGCGTAAGGCTGAGAGTAAATGTCTTGGCGTCCAGAAGTAATCGTGAGGTTGGCGAGAGTAAGGTTAGTGTAATCGCCTCCACCGTTGATTGTAACTTGCCATTCAGGAGTCCATTGACTCATAGGATAAGAGCCGATCCAACGCCACCGCCACCACGATAAGAGGATTCATTAATAATCTCGACAATTTGGCGGGCTGTACCTTCTTTGTCCAAGGCTCCGGTTACATTGATATTGTAAGTCGGACCTGAGGCAGCCATGATTCCAGCCAAAGTATTTGTATTAACTCCAGAGGTTCCAAAAGGAAATGCTGAAGCAGCTACTGCTGTAGATGCAGCTTTGGCTACTGAACTTGTACTAGATGTTGTACCAGATGTTCCACCGCCAGTTGGGCTTGAAATAGTAGGCGCTGTGTAACTTGGAGTACTAACCTTTGGCGCTGAAACTGTTGGAGTTGTAAATGAAGGCTTAGAAATTGTTGGAATATTAGGCAAGATTGGAATTGCGTTGTAGGCCTTGATTAAGGCATTGATGCCATCGATGGCTCCAGAGACCAGGCTACGAATTACGTTAATAACTCCGCCTACAATATCCACGACACCAGCAGCAATTTTGGCAACAAATGAAATTGCTCCACCAAGAGCAACAGTAAATACTGGCACAATGTAATCAACGATAAATGAACCAAGGGCTTGAAAAGACTCCTTGTTGCGGTCGATTGCATCCTTGATTGGGTCAAAGAGTTTTGCAAACTTTTCAAAGCCTGGTACAACTTTGTTAATAATAATATCAATGAGTGACTGGATAATAGGAAGCAACTTATAGCCGATTGTTTCAACGCTTTCGTCAAAGGCTACTTTTAGACGATCCATGCGACCTTGGAATGTCTCAGCATTCTTAGCAGCTGCGCCACCAAATAAATCACTCAACTTGCTTTGAACCTGAGTAAAGGACATAGCCTTTAATTCAGCGCTAGATAGTCCAACACCTAACTTGCCAAGAGCTGCGGTATTGCCGTCGTAAGCCTTACCCAAGGCATTGGCTACGCCTTCAAGTGGCTTGCCTGTCTGAGTTGAAATATCAAGAGCCAGAGCCAGTAATTCTTGAGCCTTGCTAGTTGAGTTTGTACTTAAAGCCAACCGAGCCAGAGCAGGACGAAGCGAATCATCAGCGACACCTGAAGCGCGAGCCATCTTATCAATCGAATCTTCAGTAGCAGCAATCTGTGCTTTAGTAGCGCCTGTTGCGTTTTCAAGTGCTGAGGCTAATTTAACTTGGCTTTGTTCATCGGCTAGTGCAGCCTTAACGCCATCAACACCAATCTTAACTGCATAGGCTCCTGCAGCTGCAGCTGCTGCTAAAAACGCGGCACCGGCAACCTTGCCAAACTTCTCTAACTTACTAGCAGAATCCTCAACGTCACCGTTGGCTGCTTTTAACTTCTTATTGAGATCATCGACATCAGCAAGAATCGAGAGTTTGAGTGTTCTACTACCAGCCATTAATCCCACTCCTTTAAAATTCTGCTAAATGCTTCTTCCCATTGTGCAATCAATTGTGGCTGAATTGCGCGTAAAGTTGGATAAATAAAATAACCTTCATTGCCTCGCTTGCCGTATCTTGGAGATCGTGCCGGAAATTGTTTATTCTTTTTAGAACCAAATTCAGCACCGGCAAGAAGTCCATTACCGCCTTTGGTTCCTACGTTCCATTGAGTCGTTGCCCCGCCACTAAATTTCTGTGAAGCAAAACCAAATGATAACTCACCAATTTTAGATGACTTTGAAATCCTTACACCATCTGCAATACGTTTAGCGACTAGTGCATTAGGCGCTGAGCCAGCTGCTGCGCGAATCCTATCCCCAGCAAATTGAGCAAGGTTTCCAGATTCCTTTTTGGCTTGATCTATTGCTTCATCGGACATTCCTTTGAAAGCCTTAGTAATCGCTCGCAAATCTTTTTTATCATACGCAATAAAGTTTCTTTCACCTTGGAGGTCATTAGCCATTTGATCTCTCCTTCAGTATCTCAATTGCGGTTAAAATGTCGTCTGCGTCCTCCCAGTATTGCATCGGTATTCCCGTCTCTATTGCTAGATTGACGAGAATCCGCCTTATGCTTCCTGGTTGGTGGCTTTTGGGCTATCATCTCCGACCGTTACGTCAGCAACGGTTTCAGACCATATGTCGTAAGACTTAATAGGCTTTCCAGCGTTCTCTCGCTTGTAAGCGTTATAAGCCAGAAACATGAGATCCCAAATGCCAATTTTGTCATTAGCTTGAGAAATCGTGTTACCAGTTGCCTTCTCCCACTTTGCCCACTCAGGAGGCTGAGCCGTATAAGTTGCTTCGTCGCCTGAGTTATATGTAATTGTTATTGGTAGTTTCATCTAGTGCTCCCGTTTGTTAGATTTTAACTGAATGTGTCTGCTGGTGTACCAACTACTGTTAGCGCCCAAGTGTCAGTCTGTGCTCCTGGAGCACCGCCACCAACTGTTGGGAATACTGGCAAGACGTTGCAAGCAAAGACTGCGCCAGTTACTGCTGTTAATGAAACTGCAAGAGTTGTATTTGGATTCGCATCAGCTGCTGTCCACATTGCTTCGAATAGTGATGATACTGCACCCCAGTCAGCAAGTAACTCTACGTTAAGAGTCCATTGATCGTCTACATGTTTGTAGGCCTTGCCATCAAGTGTCTGAAATACATCAATCGTTGGTGAGTTTACGAGTGTAACGCTAGTTGTCTGAGCATCGTAATTTACTGTTGCGATTGTCAGAACCAGGTCGCGACCCGTGATAACTGTTGTTGCCATTGGGTTTCTCCTTATGCCGTCTGCGTATACCAGGTGGATACGCGTATGTCCGCGACTAGCAAGTTACTAGCGCCTACTTGTGTAACTGTTGGTCGGTCTACTACTTGGACATCGTATCCAACTGGTATAACCGCCACAACGCTTGTGATTAGTTGTTCTATATTATCGAGAGATGCCGGGTTACTGTTGTAAGCAACGCAGCAGGTAATTGTGTAATTTAACTTTGCTCGAAAGGTACTCTTGCCGATTGTCTCAAACTCCATGTATGGAGAATCCGGAACGCAGACAACAGCAGGTGCTGGGATTTGCTCAGGGACGTAACTAAATACGTTTGCTGCAACTCCAGATAGTGCTGTGGCAAGAGGAGTACGAACTGCTGAAAGGATAGTGCTCGGCATTACTGAGCCATCGTCTCAACATCGATGTATGGCCCTAGGAGGCCCACCACGCGATTAAACAAGCTGCGACCCATGCGATAAGGAGATGGAGCAAAGTCCACGCCTTCAATCTGTCCGCCTGGAGCAGTACGAGATTGGAAAACTTCAACTGAAACTACAATGATTGCTGATTCGACCGCTGCAACTCCAACATACGTTGAAGCGCCTGTAAGTGTTGCGGATCCACTAGGAATGACATTTCGTTCAAGGACATCGGCATTAGTGATGTTTGCTGTAAATGTGTACGCATCGACATCAGCATTGACTGTTCGAGTGCCGTTAAATGGTGTTCCGCATCCAGCAATGACAACTGATTGTCCTTCGGTAAACTCATGGATGCCTACTGTCTCAAAGGTTGCGACATTATCAGTCAGCGAAACCTTAGCGATTGGTGCTGCAAAAGTTGTTAATAGAGGCAAGATAACTGCCTCGGATGTATCAATGATGTCATCTAAATATGCATCATTATAAAGAGCAGACGAAACACCAAGCACCGTTCTCAACTGTGCAGCTGTGATAATACTTGGCATTTCGTCCTCTCTAAACTACTGCCGGGGAGATCGGGAGCAACCCCCCCGGCATGATTGATTATACGTTCTGGTTAAGTGTGAACGCACCGCCAGCAGTCAAAGTAACTGCTGAGCCATAGCCGTAGTAACCGACTTCAACTTGACCTGTACCAACAATGTTAGTACGGAGTTGTAGTGGACCGGCACCTTCGTACCATGTAAACGCTTCGCGGTTTACCATGATGATTGAATCATCGCCTGTACCTGAGATGTATGGATCTACAAATACTGGAAGTCCCATTACTGAACCAACAGCATTACCTGGCTCAACTACGCCAACGCCATTCTGTGAGTTACCAGCAACATTGAATAGTGGACGCTTGTTGCCATCTGTCAAAGCAATTAAAGCAGCCCATTGATCTGGAGTCACAATGATTCCAGTTGGGAAGCGCTTTGTTGCGTTGTAGATTGAAGCAGCACCGCGTGAGATGTAACCAGCAAACTCATCTCCATCGAATGGAAGTGTGATTACTGTTGAGTCAAGTGTTCCAGCCTGTAGTGCTGTAACCATTGCTGTATCTGTTGCCTTTGCGTATGCGTTAGCCATTAGGCGAACCAATTCGTCAAAGAATGCTGGTGATGTGCGGTCAAGAACCTCAACATCGAACTTTTGCATTCCTGCATACTTGGCGACTGAGCAAGAAACATATTCAATTTCAGTCTGAGTATCTGAGAAAGCACCCTTTTCAGCTGCAGCAGCAACTGTTGGAGCAGTCTTTACGCGAGGAATTTCAAAAGTCATTCCAGCAGCAGGCAAGACAGCATTTCGAACAGCAGAAATTGCCGGACGAATATTTGTTGTCTTTGGATCCCAAATTGTTGTGAGCTGTGGTGTTGGAACAAGTCCAGCAACCTCAGTAGTTGTTGTATCTGATGCAGCAGCAACATACAACTTAGATGACTCGTCGCCCATTGCTGCGCGAACTGAGTGCTCTAGGTATGAACCTGCTGAAACGATAGGTGTACGAACGCGCTGTGAGTTAAGCGGATGTGATGTCGCCTTAACTTCAGCCTTAGCAGCTTCAACCGTCTCGGTTGATACTGCCTCTGAAACGGTTTCTGACACTAGGTCGTCTCCTTCTGTCTTAGGTTCCTCAATTTGAGGTTCCGGGGTTGATTCGGTTGCAGCGGTACCAGGTGTTTCAGTAGCTGCGACCTTTTCCACTTCTGCACCTGGGATTGCTCCATCAGTTACAAGTGAAACTTCAATTAAGTTAGATGCAGAGATAGCCATAACGCCATCCTTGTTTTCCCATGCATCTACTTCTACACCAACGCTGAAATCTGAACGAAGTCCAGTTGCAGCCTCCTCGAGAGCATCATTGCCAGCGTTTGTCTTAGCGATACGAAATGAAGCTGTGATGCCTGTATCGTCCTGAGACCACTCGACTAATTTGCCTAGAGGTTTGGTTTTGTTATGTTCTAAAACTAGTTTGGTGTTCTTGCCAAAGTTAATTGAGTTAGGCAAAAACTTTGTGCGACCCGCTGAGGTGTTACCTTCTGCGTCCCATTGCACAATACGACCTGCAATGATGCGTGATTCAGCATCTGATGCAGTAATTGATACCGGCATTGTTATTTTCATGTGTCGATTAGATCCTCTTCTTCGCGAATCTCTTGAACGCTCATTGCGCCAATACGATTCAGGATTTCATAAACCTGAGCGCGCTCCAAAGGATTACCGCGCAGGTATTCGTCTAGCGAGTAACGGATTTCATTGCCTTGACCGACAAAATCCGGCATTGACAACCTCTGTTCGATTGCCAAAAGTAAATTGCGACCACCAAAGTCGATAAGTGAACGACGTTCCGCCGTAGCGTTGGAATAGGTCATTGAAGTTGTTTCAGCGCTTGCAAAGTACGCAGGCAAGCCAATAGCGCGGCATAATTCAAGCGCTACATATTGACGTGCTTCGTTTAGTTGCAGTTTGTTTGGATCAATTCCCATAGCCTGCAATTCCACATCGGCATTAAGAAATGCTGTGCTCCGAGTGCTGCGGGCTACGCGCCAGGCTTCAAGCAGTTTGCCAATACGCTCGCTAGTAAGGTTTGTTCCGTTTGACTTTAGAACCATCATTGGTACTGGCTCTTTAGCAAATGCTTCTGATGCGTTTTCTAGTGCAACAGCTGCGCGAATTGTTCGACCTGCGCGAGATAAGAATCCTTCATCCAAACCATTAAACACAACAAGAGAATTAACACCCATTGAAGGAGTATCTAGCCCATCGATTGTGTAACCGATAATTTCTGTTTGGTTTGCGTTTGTTTTATATGTTACGCGCTCTGGTGCAACGCGTGTCCATTCTTGAATACGTCCATCTGCATACATAGACATAACTTGTCCATAAGCCACGCCGTGAAATAATAAATCTTCAGCAATAAAAGCATAAATAGCAGAACCGGGAACGCGTGAATCAGGTTGATTAATTACGCGATTGGGTTCGACGTGTCCGCCGGTACTTTTAATGTATTGCTCTAGTGGCAATGTGGCAAGGCTGCATAAAATGTTACGCGCTCTTGCGATCGTTGGAATTGCCATCGCTTGTTGGCGTGTAGCACTTGACAACGGATAAAAGTAGTTGTTGTAACTTGAGTTGAAAGGTGCTGGAGTCGCAGCTGCGTCTACCGTAAGACTTACCGGTTCAGGAGCTTTTGCGAACAAATCTCTGATAGCCATTAGCACAAAATTATAGCATAATCAACCCAACACGATGTCTACTTCTGAGTCAGGACGTGTCGCAAAATGAGAAACCATTGCCATGCCGACTGTTGCGCAAATTGTGGCAGCTGAGGCTTTACGTCCTAAATACCAACCTCCATCTTTAAAAGGCAATTTAACAGCAGATAGAACTTGTTTGTTTAACTCTGCTTGATCTGTATGAACTAGGCGCTGGGAGGTAATAGCCGACAACATTTCATCGCAAGCCTGCCCGTAAATGGCTCCATCGATGGCAGTTGTCGGAATACCTGCTGGAATTAATCGAGAAGCAACTGCGCCAGCCGTTTGACGACTATAAGCGACCGTCTCCACGCTGTAACGCTTCGTCCAGACAGCGATACTGTTCGCAAGGTCTTTATCGTCAATCGAAACTGGATTCGAATACGTTTCCAGTAATACAACGCAGAACTTGTCCCCAACAAGTCGTTGCGCTGCAACTAACGCAGCTGCTTTTCGATCTGGTGATAGATCAATAGCCATCCAAGTTGGTTGCTCCCGATCCAAAGCGAGCGTACCCTCAGACGCGCACTCTGTCCAACTTGACGGATTGATGGCTGGATTAATCTGGCTCACCCATTGACACAGCATTTCTGTACGGATGATGGATTCATCGTCAGACATTGCTGCTTTGAGATTATCGATGTGAATTGTATGTCCAAGACTTGGATTGGCTTGTTGCCAGCCTTTAATATCATCAATTGCACAACCTGGTTCTGCCGACCACTCAAACCAACCAATTGGATCATCAGAACCGGCTGCAGCTGCAAGCCCGCGTTCTCTCATGCGATTAAGAATTACAGAATGTTGGTCTCCCGCATTTGAATACATAATTGCCATGGGATTTTTGGAACTCATCTGAGTAAAACGAAGCGATGCCCAGACTTCATCATCTTTGTATTCGCGCACCTCATCAAGATGAATTACATCCGGCGCTGCAATTCCTCGAGAGGCCGAGTTGTTGGCTCTTACCAGGTATCGAGTGCCGTCATTGAGTTTAATCTCTTGGCTTCCTTTAGTTTCGTACTTTTTGACAAACCGAGTCACAAGTTGTTCATTGTGTTGGATAATTTCATCAATCTTCCAAAAGATTTCAGATGAGGTTGTCAGTTTATGAGCTGTATGAATCTGTAAACGCTCACCCCAGAGAAACATCCCAGCCAAGATTCTAAGCATCATAAATGTACTTTTGCCATTTTGTCTCGACAGAATCACCCCCAGTTCAGAGTGATACCAACGCCCATCAGGTTTGACTCGGTGCATCTCAATAGCCAGTAGTTTCTGCCAAGGAAGCAGTTTGAAATGTTCTCCGCTTGCTGGATCAACTAAAGTCTCGACAAAATCAATCATTTCTTGCCCGCGGGAAGGTAAATCGACCGGTTTTGACCTAATACGCGGTTCTGTCGCCCCTAGGTAAGCCGTAGAAGGCTGTTCTAAGCCGTTTTGAGGGTTTGTAGTCATAGTTAGTCGGATGCTTCCTGATAGTGGCTTATCGAGCCGTTTTTGGGGGTTAATGCTCCAA